ATTGGTAGCCAGATTATATGTGGTCTATTTCTTTTTAGAGGCTAGTCCACCTTTAGCTCTACCTCCTCTGTAACCCTTAGTTACTCTTGGGTCAGCAGATAAATCAGCACCTCCTACAAAACCAGTGCTGTCTTTTTCTTTTTTCTTTTTTTCCTTAAACGTATCTACATAAAGAGGTGCGTCATAAGTTTTATCTCCATATTTTAATTTTTTAGTTTTAGAGTCTTTATCAGCCTTTTTAAACTTAGGTGTTGTAGGAATGGGCTGTCCTTGCGCTTTCATAGCCTGCACTTCTTCTTGTTTTTTCATGGCTTTTTTAGTGGCTATACTTGCTTCATCTTCTGTCAGTGTTCCTGCTTTTACTTTAGTGTCACCGTAACTAACACTTCTTTTAGTTTCTCCAAGTATTCCCTTACCTTCAATAGTTTCTCTTAACATATTAGGATCTATATTTAATAAGTCATTTGCAGTTAAATTATTTTTACCTAATGCCTTCTTTAACTCCCCTATTCTGTAAAATTTTCTACCTACACCTTTTATATCAAAGTGTATAAAATCCATATCTGGAGAACCAGTACCAGCAGGTCTATACATTATGTTTCCGTATTTAGTTAGAGCGTGTCCTGTATTACTAAAGCCACTAACTGCTACACTGTGGTCTTGATCCTCTCTTGATTGGGATGGCCCTATTTCCTTAGATTGAGTGTACTCGCCTAAGTAGTTTTTAAGTAATTCATCGTATGTACCCTCAACTTTTTTACCACTCTTGTCTGTATAAATAATAATTTGACCAGAATCGTCAGCAGGTTTATCTTCCTCACCTATTCCTTTTATTTTATTAATTACATTAGTTATAAAGTTTTCAGGTCTTTCTACGTCATTATACCTCTTTAGGGAAAGTATTTCAAAATCAGTTAAAGAGTTATCTCCACTTGGACCTTTTTCTGCTAACATTTTAGCTGCAACTTCCTTACCTGCATCTAAAGACAGTCCTCCTAAAAACGACAGAGGTGTTAATTTTGCCGCTTCAGCTAGTGGGCCTTCAAATGACTTTGCTGCCTCTCCAAAATCTTCTGCTGAATACTTAGAAAACTGTTTACCTATTCCTGCGTCAGGCTCAGGTTTGTATCCCCTAGTAAGGTAAGGCTCAGAATCATCTTTCCTAACTTCATCCCTTGGGTCTACTAACTCTTTTTGCTCTTCTTTTGCTTTTTCCTGTAAGTCTTCTGATATTTTTAGTGGTGTTAAACCTGTTAAATCCATTTGAGGAGTGTCACCGTAAAAGGGAACATTTACTTTATTGCCATCTTTATCTACATATATACGGACATTAGCCTGTGGAGACAAACCCTGTGACACATCACTTTTTACCTTATCTGCATCACTTGCTGTGTATGTAGGAACATTAGACTGCATTTGATTAGCGAATCTAGGATCAGCAAATAAACCTTGTTGACCTGTGAGTACACCTCCCTCTGCCATTTCCTTGGGTTCATCTTTGCCCCCAGATATTACAACTAAGTCTGACATACCGAATGGCAAGTCATCAGGCATGGTAGCCTCATCTGAGTTACCCATCTGACCCATCGCTTCCATGCGCTTTAGACCCATCTTGGCTTCCTGTCGCATCATCATAAGTTTCTCAAGTCCAATGTACCTCACTACGTCAGCAGGAAATACGAACTCTCCCTCACTTAACATTGTGGGTACGTCATCTTTCACTTCTTCTTTTAGTGATCCAGAAGGAACTTCATTACCTGAAGTAGGCTCTACCTGTCCTCCCTCATCTTTTAAGCCGCCCTCATCCATAAAAGCCATTTTCATCTGATCTTGCATTACTGCTCCTCCTTCGTTAAATATTCTTATTTTTCCATCTTTTGTTCTCATGGACATTTGTTTTATGTCAGATATAGTAGGAGTTTTAACATTCTTTGCAAGAACAAGAGGACCAACTTGAATTACTTCTTCTGCATCAAACACAGGATTTCCTGTAGCTTTGTCATAAAAGGCACTGCCTCTGTAGGGATTCATACCAACCTGTGTCCATTCAGGATCAGCATCAGCTAATATTTTTCTCGCTTTTTCTTGTAACTCATACGGATCTTCGTCTGCATACTCTCCAAAAATACGAGCAATAGTAGACTTGTTTTGTTTAGCTATTTCTCCTGTTTTTTTGTCAACTGCATCTTTTCCTGTTTCTTTAACAAATCTTCTACCTCTAGCAATATCTACAGCGTCAAGACCAACATTAGATTTAAATTTAATACCTCCTGTTAATCTAATAGCCTGACCATAGCCAAGCACACTACCTGCATCCTTAATTCCGTCATGGATAGATACAACCCAAGTATCATAATTATCATAAGCATTTATGTCTAACCTAGAAGATATTTTTTGTCCGTTTTTAAGGTTAAAACCTTTAACACCTAAAATACCATACTTTTTAGCTTTTTTACCTATAGATCCAACAATTTCTGTAACTGTTGGCATGTTAGGCATAGTTTCTGCAGTATAAAGTTTTGTGTCAGGTATAGCTTCTTTAATTATTTTTCTAGCTTCTTTAGAAGTTATACTACCTTCTCTTAAATCTAATGCAGCTTGTCTAGAAAGTTCAGGATTTGTTTGTCGTTGTGTTTCAGGAAGTTTGTTTTCTTTTTGCCAATTTTCTAATTCTTTAGAGTCATCAATAAGTTTTTCGGCTCTAGCTACATCAGCTTTTCTTATTTCTTTAAGTTTCTTAATAGCTTTAGCTGCTACATCTCCAACTACAGGTATCATGCCTATTCCCAATGCTGCAGTATCTATTAGACCCCCTTTAATGTCTCCTTCTGAAAAACTTTGTGCTGCATCTTTAGCTAGTAAAGCATCTCCTACTACTGGAGTAAACTCTGCAATAGTTCTACCAACATCTCTTGCTGTAATACCCTCCATTTGTTTACCTAAAGACTGATACTCTTGTAAATCTTTTTCTGAAACGTAAGGGTTTTTTTCTACCGTTTTGCTATTGGGTCTTAGTGCTTCCATTTACCTCATCTCTTAGTAGCTTTAGTCTACGTAAACTATTAATAGCTCCCTGCGCCCTGTGCAGGACAACTATATTATCCGTCTGCTCCATGACTCTGTGTTGCTGCTGTATCATGGCATCCACGTAGTTATTGAAGTGGTCCAGTATTTCCTTGTTGTTCACTAGCGGCTTGAGCCTGCTGAGTAGCTGCTTGTCCATTTCCTGTAAATCCCTGTTCTTGTGGTGTAGGCACTTGGCCTGTTCCTATTGTTCCACCGCCTGCGCCTGTCATATCCATTGGGTTAGCACCTGCAGGAGCTTGAGGTTGTCCTTCTGGGGGCATCATAGGCTGCTCCTGTTGGAATCCCTTCATTATTTCTGCTTGTATGGCGGCTTCGTCCATATTGTTGGTTACTTTGTCAGGGTCAAGATCAAGAGACTTTGCAATCTCCCTAATAATATATTGAAACTTAGCAAATGGAGCTAGGGCAGGACTTGAAGCTACTTGCATAAATTGCATTAACCTCTGGCTGCGAACTTCATTAGCCATTAAACTTTCAGTACCCCTAGCTTTAACTTCTAAGTCACCCTTTATGTCAGAGTCAAAGTCAAATTGCATATTAAATCTAAATAAGCCTTCACCTAGAGGTTTAAGTAGGTAGTCATCTACATTTTTAATAACATTCTTAATGCTTCCAGAAGCTGCACCCATGAGCATAGATATACCTGATGCAGTTCTACCTACACCCTGCACTCCTGTCTGTCCGTGAGCAAAACTGGGAAAGCCTGTACTCTCATCAGCTAGTACTCTAGCCTTGTCAAATAACTGTAAATTCTCACCTGCTATGTTAGGAAATTTTGTGCCAAAGATAGCCTGTCCTGGAGCGCCACCCTGTCTCCTAAATACTTTTCCTGGATATACTGATAAGTCTTGTCCTGGAACTAAGTTAGTTTCATCTACCTCAATAAGTAAGTTTCCTGACAGTACTGCATTGTCTACAGCCATACGCATAAAACCATTCATTAAGGTTTGGGTGTCATCCATATTCTCAGCTATACCGACACCAAAGAAGGAGTAGGGATTGAGTTCATATGGTGCTGCAGCGTAAGGTATCTTTGACGGCTTAAATGGGTTGAGTACCATTCTAATAACTTTACTGTTACATGTCCAGACGTTTACTTGAACTTCGTCCATGTCAGAGAAATCTTTAGGTAGTTCAACTCCCTCAGCTTTTAACATGTCTACATCGCACATGCCCCAGTACTCAAGGACTTCAAATCTATCAATGTTATGTTCTGGTGCATAATCAGATAAGTCATCTTCCCAGTAATCTTTACTGTAGTTTTCTCCACCCTCAATAGCTTCCTCAATTATTTTTGCTCTAAAGTGTGGCCTACGCTTTAATGCTCTCAACTGCGATCTAGATAACTTGTGCCTCTCTATGACATACTGAGCTTCGTCCATATTATTGGCATCAGGATCTGGGTAAAAGTTCCACACTGATACATGTGACACTTGAGGTACAGTCTTAATAGTTGGGTTGTATTGCCCACTCTCATCCCAATTAGGATATTCTTTATCTACGGCAAAAGGGCCTTTCATTACACCTGTACCAAACAAGGCCATTTCAAATGCTGTACTCCTTAAATGTTTACTGGCACTAGATTCCTCTAATTGATCGTGTATCTTCTTCTGCATCTTTTTAGCTGCAACCATAGCAGGGCTAAATGTGACGGCTGAAGGAGTCTTACCGACACCCTCTCTTAAATTATCTATGTCACTTAATTTTTCTTCTAGTGGCCCTAGAGACTCCATTAAGGAACTTGCAGTTGCACCTGCAGGTAAATCTCTTCCATCGCCTGCATATCCGTAAGGACTCTGCTGCTCCCTCACTTCAGGAGGTTCTTTAGGATCAAAACTTACATCTGCAACAACACCCTCAGGTAAAATGGTAGGCTCTATAGTTAATGGAAATTTACTATTAGCAAATAGCACATCTACAATTTGTCCGTATGCTGCCAGTGTCTTTGTCTTAGTAACCTTAATAAATACTCTAGATTTTTCAGCTTCCGTAAATTGAACATCTGAGCCGTATATACCTCTATAATTTCTGTATGCCCTTAACCACCTCTGCTCATCCTGTTCTCTATAGTCTTCTGCTCTCTTATATCTCTCCTGAATAAAGGGAACAATATTTTTAACTTTCTCATCTAAAATTGAACCGCCATCAACGTCCTCTAGAGTTAACGCATCTTCTTCCATAAAATTCATATCTTCTTCAGCCATATACTTTCCTTAATATCCAAATGTTGCATCTGCAACTGGCATACTACTTGTCTGATTAGCACTGGGGTCGTAGTCAAATATACTAAAACGTGGTCTAGACATTATACCGTATCTTAGTGCGTCATACAAGTGATCTTCTGAGTTTGTATCAATATCTTCAGGATTCTTCTTGTCAATAGGTATGGCAGGTATCTGCGCTATTAAATTGTGACAATTATTAAAGAATACTATTCTTGGTTCTTCGGTGAACTCATCAACTTGTAATCGTCTATGGAGTTCATTCTTTCCTGCGACTCTAGAGCCTTTGCTGCGATCTGACGGTCTAAAGCGGCAACCTCGTTGTACCATCTGTTCTGCCAGAGATGGACCAGTATCCCCACGTTTGTGCCAAAGGCTACTGTCCAACACACCATACCGAATATTTCCATCACCTGACTCTAACTCAAGTATCATGTCGGCTAAGTCGGTAGCTAAGACCTTAGAGACGTATAATTCTCTGTATACCACAAGCTGCTCTTCAGGACTAACAGCAATCCACACAACTGCAGAGTGGCTACTATACCCATAGTCACATGCCCTGAACTTAACCCAATTATGAGGCAGGTCATAAGGTAAGACGACATGAATATTCCTGTCAAACTCAGTAAACGCAGCACCCTCTTTAATATCCCAATCGCCATCTAATAGTTGTCTCCTTTGTTGTTCAGGTAACGAGAGAAGCATCGCCTCATAGTCACCCTGAGTTGCCAAGTAAGGGTTGTCAGATAAACGTGCAGGTATAAACCTACGTTTAAATAGAGGTTGTCCAGACTTCTTATGACCTGACGGATACCTAAGCTCTTCTCCTGTAGCTATATCTGTAGCATTAAATGCCGTGTTATATGCGGCAGGGTCAATGAACATTTTCTTAACCCAGTGATGACCCCTACCTCCAGGATTTGTAGTAGCTCTCATAAACACTGGAAGGTCTGGATCAGTAGAACGTAAACGTGATCTCATGTAATTCCAAGCAAATGGAGTTGCCCACTGCGTAAGTTCGTCAAACCCTATCCAACTAAATGCTAGACCTTGGTAGCGTAGCACATCGTCTTCCCTGTCTAGGTATGACATCCAGAGTTTTGCGCCAGAGGGTGCAGTCCACTGCAT